GTAATTTTTCTATCAACAAAAATCTTTCTAAAAATGAACTTGAAGCAAAGGGCAGAGAGTTAGGTGTTGAGCTAGACAAACGTAAGTCAAAAGACAAACTAATTTCAGAGATAGATAATTTACTGAAAAAAGGTTAGTATAATTATAAATATTTCTTTTTATTGTTATGGCTGCTGTAAAAGGTGACGTAGGCCAAGTCAAATTTGATGATGCTGGCTCTTCGGTTAACCCTGTATTAGGTACAAGATCATGGTCTATGTCTATCACTAAAGATTCACAAGAAACAACTGTTCAAGGTGACACTTTTAAATCTTTTATTGGTGGTCTTATTGAAGGCGAGGGAACTGCTGAATTAGTTTACGATGCCGCAGCGTCTGGTGAAACCGCAACTTTCGTTGATGGTGTCTTGACCACTGGTGACGCTGGAACAGCAGCTTTTGAGCTTTTCCCTGATAGTGCAAGCGGTACTAAAAAGATTAGCTTTAATGGTCTTATAACAAACTTTGAGCAAAGTTCATCTATTGGTGATGTAAACACAGTCAGTATTACATTCAAACCATCTGGCACAATTACGTCAGCAATCTAACTGTAAAATTCTTCGCACTTATTTATGGCAACTGAAAGAACCGCAGACCTTCTTCTTGGAGCTTTTCAAGATGAAATGGTCAACAGAAAAAAGTATGAGATTAAAGATTCAAACGGCAAAATAATAACAACTGTATATTTTAAGCCAATAACAAGATTTGCTAGGGTCAAAGCACAACAGTTGGCTGGATCAGATGAAGCTTTAGTTATCTCAACTCAACTACTTTGTCAGATGGCAGAGAAAGAAGATGGGACTCCAGCTTTTGATATGTCAGATGCTGCTGTTTTGCAAAGATCACTTCCAGAAAAAGTTTTAAATGAAATAGAGCTTTTCTTGAATGATATTAAGTTAGATATTGATACAGCAAAAAAAGAATAAAAGGGGATAACTGGTTTAGATTTGAGTTTTTCCTAGCAACAGAACTTAGTAAGACAGTACAAGAACTTAGAAAAGGCATGACTGAGGCAGAGCTTATCTATTGGGCTGGCTATTATGAGATTAAGCATGACGAAGAAAAAAGAGCATTACAACGACAAAAACACAATTCAAGGTAATATATAATAAAAGGTTTTTTTATAAGTGGCACAGGCTAATGTAAAACTTACAGTTGATGCCAGTGGTGCAACCAGAGCATTAAATGGTGTCCAGAAACAAACTAATGTCTTACAGAAGTCTTTTGGCGGTCTTAGAAATGCTATTGGTGGGATAGGTTTAAGTTTAGTAGCAAGGCAAGCGGTTAAAGCATCATCTAATTTTGATAAATTAAACGTAAGGCTAGGACTATTAACAAAAGCAAATGGCACTTTTGCTAAGTCTCAAAAAATAGCGGCTGATGCTCAAAAGGCTTTTGGTTTAAGTTCGACAGAAGCTCTTGAAGGAATTACAGATATAACGGCAAGACTAGCTCCTTTGGGTGTCGGGGTTGAAGATATTAAAAGTACTTTTTTTGGATTTAATACCGCTGCCAAGTTAGCTGGTGCATCTACTATGGAGGCATCAAACGCATTTAGACAATTAGCTCAGGCTCTTGGCTCAGGAAGGCTGGCTGGTGATGAATTTAGAAGTATATCTGAACAGATCCCGACATTACTCCAACCGATAGCAGATGAATTAAATGTTCCTATTGGAAAACTTAAAGAGTTAGCTGCTGAAGGCAAGTTGACCAGTGATGTTGTATTAAGAGCATTAAGAAAGATTGAAACAGACGGAGCGGCTTCATTAAAAGAATTAGTTGCTAATGATCCAACTCAAATATTTAAAGATTTTAGTAATGCAACGCATGATCTTTCAAAGGCATTTGGTAAAGAATTAAGGCCAGCAGTAGAAGGAGTGACAAAACAATTGACCCAACTAATTAATTCAATTACTGAATTTGTCGAAACTGATGCTGGTCAGGCTGCAATACTAATTACAAAAATAGCTGTTGCAGTGAAGCTTTTGTCTGTTGCTATACCTTTGGCTACTGCTGCGTTTTCAGCCTTGCTTGTAAAAGTTAACATGGTTGGGGTCGCAAGTCTTATCACATCAGGAGGTTTGACTGGACTACAGGTTTCTGGATTACTTGCAGCGAAAGGAATTGCAAGCACAACCTTGGCTCTTGGAGCTTTAAAAATTGCTATGGCTACAACTGGAATTGGCCTTTTAGTTCTTGCTGTTGGTGGTCTTGCAACTGCATTTATGAAAGCAAGGAGAAAAGCAAAAGAGTTTCAAGACTTAATTAATGAAGGTGGTCAGGAAGATGTAACTAATGCTTTTAAAGAACAAGAAAAAGTTGTTAAAGCCTTAGAAAAACAACTTGCAAGCACAAATAAAAAAAGAGCAGGTCACATCAGTAGACGCTTAGAAGAAGAACAAGCAGAATTAAGAATGTTACAAGGAAGGTTAAACACTCTTGCTTCGGAAGAAAAAATCACTGAAGCAAAGAAAAAACAAAATGAGGAACATAAAAAGTCTGAAGAGCTTATAAAAAAACAAGAAGAGGCAACAGATAAACTAAAAGAAAAAATGATGGCTGTAGGTGAAGAGATTGAAAGCAGTATCAAAAACAATCTAAGAGATGCCATAACTGGTGCGAAAACCTTTGGAGAGGCAATGGCAGGGGTTCTTAATAAGATAAGAGACAAAATTATAGATGCTCAATTAGATAAGCTGCTAGGCGGCTTTGGTGAAAACTTTGGTAAAGGTAAGGACGGAGGTAAAGGGCTTGGTGGATTGCTTGGTGGATTATTAGGAGGATTGTTCGCTAATGGTGGCCAACCACCTGTTAACAAAATCTCAGTTGTAGGTGAAAGAGGCCCAGAACTTTTTGTTCCTCGTTCTGCTGGTACTGTTGTTCCAAATCAAGATATTGGTGGTTCAAATATTACAAACAACATTAGTATTAGTGTTGATGCTTCAAACAGTAATGTTCAATCTGATGAAGATGGCCGTCAGTTTGGACAGGCTATTGCAAGTGCAATACAGTCTGAAATCATTAAGCAAAAACGTAGTGGAGGTTTATTAAGATAATGGCTACATTTGATGATTCAACACTTGGTACTACCGCAGGTGCAACAACACCTACATATAACTCTACTGAAACTGCTGCGCCAAAAATTATTACGGTACAATTCGGAGATGGCTTTAAGTCACGCAATACCTTTGGCCTGAACCAAAACCCTAAATCTTATAATTTAACTTTTGTTGTTTCTTTGGCTGATGGTGATAAAATTTTAGCTTTTTTTGACGCAAGAGCAAAAAACAGTGAAAGTTTTACATTTACACCACCAGCTACAAGCACAGCAAGAACATTTATCTGCGATCAATACTCTAGAACAAATACATATTTAAATAGAGTTACCATTTCAGCAACTTTTGAGGAGGTATTTCAACCATGACAATTAATCCAGTTGACCAATTAACACTTCCAGTTGAACAACTACAAAAACTAGAAGGCATATCAATTATTGAATTATTTCAATTAGAGTTAAAAATTGACTTGCATTATAGTTCAACGGAATCAAGTCCAACTATTTTTTATAGATTTCATAATGGTACTAATGGGATAAATACAGATTTAAAATGGCAAGGAAATATTTATACAGCCATTGCTTGTCAAGCAGAAGGTTTTGAAACTGGTGATAATACAGTTATGGCAAGACCTACACTTTCTTTTGCTAATACTATTAGTAATTTTTCTTCAATTTTAGAACTTGTGAATCAAGTAACTCCTTTTAATGATTTACAAAAAGCAACAGTTACTAGGCTTAGAACTATGGCTCGTTTTTTAGATGCTGATAATTTTGCTAATAATACAAATCCATTTGGCTCACCTAACGAAAATATGGAACTTGAACGGCAAGAATATCAAATCAATAAAAAATTAGTTGAAAATAATGAAATATGTAGTTTTGAATTAGTTAATACTATTGATTTTGAGGATTTATTTTTACCAAGAAAGCAAATTACTAAAGATAGATTTCCAGCTACAGGTACTTTTGTTTTTGTATGACTTGGAAAGAAGATGCTAAAAAACATTTTATAGATTGCAAACCAGCAGAGGGTTGTGGTTTTCTAATAGAAAGAGGTGGAAATGAATTTTTTTATCCTTGTAAAAATCTTGCATCTCATGTGGAAGAAGAAGTTACTTTTGCTATAGATCCTTTAGATTATGCAGCCTGTGAAGATAGTGGTGCTAACATACTTGCAGTTATTCATTCTCATGTAGAAGGCAATGCAGATCCATCTGAAGCTGACATAAAAAATTGTAAGCTGTACATGACAGATTGGTATATTTATTCTATACAAGATGATAACTGGCATTTTGAGGAGGCAGATTAATGATTAGAAAAATAAAACTTTATGGTCCATTAAGAAAATTATCTGGAGTGAAAGAATTTGACGCAGATGTTTCTAATGTAGATGAGGTTTATAGTTTTATAAAAGTTAATTATCCTAATTGCAAACAGCATCTATATGAAGCTTGTTACAGCGTTGTTATGAATGATGTTGATATAACTTTTAAAAATTTAATTATTAATGGTGAAGGTGATATAAAAGTAATACCTCTTGTAAGTGGAAATTTCTTTTTACCTTTTTTAGGTACTTTGTTTGCTGGTTTTTTTAATACAACTATGACCTCTATGGCTGCTTTAAAGTCTGCTCTTGTTGTTGGTGGATTAAGTTTTTTATCTGATCTACTTGCCCCAACTCCACCTTCAGGTAATGAGGTAACAAGTGATCCAGAAGTTAGTTCATTTATAAGTGGAGCGACTGCAAATACTACAAAATCTGGTGGTGCTGCTCCTTTAATTTTTGGTGAATTTTTAGTCGGTTCAGTGGTCATAAGTGCTGGTGCTGATACAGTAGAAGTAAATAATATTTGAATTGTATTAAATAAAAATTATGGCTAGAGAAATAAACAGCTATAAGAGATTACAGCACCAAATGGGTCTTAGTGAAGAATTGCCTGATAATTTTATAAGAGCAGTACAGTTTTTTACTTTTCTTGATTTAGTTTGTGACGGTGCGGAAATTGAAGGTTTTGCTACACCATCAGCTAACGGAGTAGCGATTCCAGATGAACTTTTTTCACCAAAACAATCTAAAATTGAAACTCTTACTTCTGATGAGAAAGAATATTTAGAACTAGCAGAACAAGATGTTTTTATAAATGGTAGACCAATAAGAAATGCAGGTGGTCAACAGACAATTATAAATACTTCTTTAGCACTACGAACAGGAAAAGATAATCAAGAGGTTATGGGAGGTATAGATACTTTAAGAAGATCTGAAACTTTATCACCCGATACAGTTAATAATAATAGAGATATGGAAGCAAATAAGGTTACTGGATCAGTTGCAGGGGGGCAAGATAATAATGTTGATGACACCCCATCATCAATAATTGTCACTTTAAATTGGCAGAGTTTAAGGCAGTTACATCCTACTGACGGAAGTACACAAGGTTTAATAGTTACCGAAGGCCCGTTTAAAGACGAATTTACAAAACATGGTATAAAAAGTTTTGAAGCTGGTGCGGTGCATATACAGATCAGAATAAATAATACAAATGGCACTCGATTAGTAACTTTTGACGCAGAACCTTTAGCGGCAATTTCAGTTGGCCCTTATGCAAGAGATTATGGACTTGACATACCTTTAAGTGTTAGAAATACACCCGCAGCTATAGCTGCTAATTTTCCTTTGTATGTCCAAGTTGTGAGAAAAGACATTGAATTTAGATCAAATTCATCATTAGGAAGAGATCCTTTCGCAAATATATCAGTAGGAAGAGAAACAAAAAGAGTAAATGTTTATGAAGAAGGATCAAGAAGATTTACTGAATTTAGTTTTGCTAGACTGCAAAGTTTGATTCCAGCAAACCCAACAACTGCAAGATTTCCTAAATCTGCTTATATAGGTTTACGTTATTCAGCAGAGCAGTTCCCTAGCATCCCACAAAGAATCTACAAAATAAGAGGAATAAAAGTAAAAGTTCCTATTGGTACAAATGATGGAACGGTTCCTGTTGACAGCGTTAATGGAAGAATACTTTACCCGACAGGATATTCTTTTGTTGCTTTAAATAATGATACAGATAAAAAACGTTGGACAACTGATCCAGCTTGGATTCTATATGCACTATTAACAGAGGAATATGGTCTACAAATAGAAGAATCAAAGATTAATAAACCATCTTTTTTTGAAGCAAGTAAACATTGTTCAACACCAATTACAGGTGAAGATACTCCAAGATATTCATTTAATGGTGTAATTAACCGAAGACGCAAAGCTTTAGATCTTATAAAACAAATAGCAGGTTTAATGAGAGCTACTGTTTACTATAAAGATGGCTCGATCAAAATTGCTTTAGATAAAGCTGAAACAGTTACATCTTATTTGTTTACTAATGCAAATATAATAAATGGCAAATTTAATTATTCTGGAATAGATAAAGATAAAAAATATACTCAAGTAAATGTAGCTTATTTCAATAATAATATTCAAGAATTAGATCAAATTTCTGTAAGCAGTAATGATTTAGACCCTGATTTTGAAACCAAATATGGCATAAACCAAACAAATATACAAGCTTTATACACAACTGATAGGAGTCAAGCAGTAAGGCTTGGAAGATCAATTTTATATACGAATTTACTTGAAAGTGAGGTTGTTAATTTTGAATGTGGTCTGGAAGCTGCGTCAATGTTAGAACCTTTTCATATAATAAAAATTGCTGATAGGTTAAAAGAATCTTTTAGAGCAAGCGGAAGAGTTAAGACAGTTACAAGTTCAACAGTATTAGTATTAGATGACAGCACTAATACAACAGTTGGTGTTGTTGGTGATAATTTTTTAATAGTTGATAAAGAGGGAGGATTGCAAGAAAGAACAATTCAATCAGTAAGTGGAAGTACGGTAACATTATCATCAGCTTTAAGTCCTGAACCACAAGCTGGCACAATTTGGGCAGTTAAAACTGGAAACATACAGCATAGAAAGTTTAGAGTTTCAAATATAAAACAAAATACTAATTTTACTTTCTCTATAACAGCAGTTGCTTATGACGATACAAAATACACTTTTATTGACAGACTTGATCTTGGAAATGGGATTGGAAGAGATCCGACAACCTTATTAGATGAATTACAACCACCGCCAATAATAAGCCTAAAAGAAGAGTTAATAGTAGTAAACGGAAGACCTACAAGTCGTATTGTTTTAGATTTTGGTTATGTACAGGGAGCAAAAAAATACCAAATTAGTTATAAACAAAGTGGAAACGGACCTTTTGTAAGTTACCAATTTACTAATCAATTTATTATTAATAATAATCCCGCAGGTATTTATGAATTTAGTCTAAGATCAGTTTCGGCTAATGATGTTTTAAGTGTTAACGCTTCTGAAAGGAATTTAAATGCTTTTGGTGTGATAAATTCCTCAATTGGTAATGTACAAAATTTAAGGGGTGTAGAAAGTGGCAATAATTTAATTCTAACTTTTGATCCTTCAGAAGATCAAGATGTTTTAAATGGAGGTTTAGTAAGGGTAAAATCTCATCCTAGTACTGATGGTTCTGGCACATATTTAACTTCAACTTTTTTAAAAGATGTTGACGGTAATTCTACTGAAATTGTTATAAATAATTATGAAAACGGTGAATATTTATTAAAGTTTGTTGATGTAGCAGGTAATGAATCTGTAATTACAACTTCTGTTGTTGTAAATAAATTGGTAGCTGGTGATGATAAAACAATATCAATAAGAGAGGATTCAGCTTTTTCTGGTGCGAAAGTAAATATGGCAAAAGATAATTCACTTAATGCATTAATTCTTACAAGTGGAACAAATTTCGACTCATTGACTAATCTAGATAATCTTACAACTGCTACAGAAACTTTTGCTACTTTAGACCTTGTTACTGGTGGTATATCTGAAACAGGTGACTATACCTTTAATGCTAATGACATTGATCTTGGTGGGGCTTTTAGATTTGGTTTAACAACTCATATCAAAAAATCTGGATTCACCTCAGTTACTTTATGGGATGATTACACCGATTTGATGGATACTTGGCCTGAAAGTAATTTTACTGGTACTGGTGAAACAGGAGAAAGCGCAACAGTTACATTTCAAATTGCTAAAAGTCAAACAGGTACAGCTAGTACAAGTTTTGAAACTTTTACAAATACAGATATGACTGCAAGAACATTATCTTTTAAAATTAATGTTTTAAATGATAGTGGTTATAAAAACGTTGCCATATCTGAATTAGGTGTAAACCTAACATTTAAAGCAAGAACTGAAAGAAGTATTGATAATTCAAGTGCGACAAATGGTATTCTTACAAGTTCTGGAAGTGGTGCAACTACAGTTACTTTTGCTAAAAAATTCTTTACAGGAACTTCTGTTGTAGGTGGAAGTACATCAGCTTTTAACCCAGTAATTTTTATAAATGTAAATAATATGCAGTCAGGTGATTTCTTTACTATAGATAGTGTCAGTTCTAGTAATTTTGTTGTATCAATAAAAAATGGCTCTAGTTTTGTGGCTAGAAATTTCACATATAGTGCTTTTGGATATGGATCGGGGTAGTATAATAGGAAAAACGTAAAATAAAATGACAAAACCAGCAGATTTTGTAGTTGATAATGATACGGGTGCAAATGTAAGAACGGATTTAAATAATCTATTTGAAGCAATACGTCAAAATAATGGATACGGTAGTGAACCGACTGTTAAATACAATTATATGTGGTATGCGAATACATCCTCTGATCGCATGGCCTTCTACAAAGCAAATGCAACTGATAGAGTTGAATTTATAAGTTTAGTTAATGGAAATTTCTTTGGTCCTGATGGGTCTGTTTCTACTCCAAGTTATACTTTTACAAACTCAGCAAGTACTGGTTTTTATAGAAGTGCATCTAATCAAATAGGAGTTTCTAATAATTCAGTAAATACAGCATTATTTAAAACAACTGGAACGGAGATAAAAGGCAAACTTGAAGTTATCCCGACTACTGGTGGTGCAACACTAGATATTAAAACAAATTCTTTAAATGACCAAGATGTTGCTATTAATCTTGTTGCTGACACAACACATACTACTGGCGGTTTATCTATAAAAAGATTACAGACAGCAAATGGAAATTCAGAAATAGTACATCAAGGTACAGGCGATTTTATATTACATACTGATACGGCAGCCGATATTGTTTTTAAAACAGATAGTGTTGACAGATATACAGTTTTTGGAGTTGGAACTCAAGAAGGTACTATGATTTCGCATGATAGTACTCGTAATGTTTTAACATCTGCTGGAATTGCTCTTACGAATACTTCAAACGATAATGGTGCTGGTTTTGAATTTGTTAGCATTGTAAAAAATGGAACAGGGGTTGGTACTTGTGTATTTATAAACAGACTTGCAGCCGCGGGTCTGCCAGATAGCGGAACAGGAAAATTAATTGAGTTTGAATATGATAGTAGTAACGTAGGTTCAATAAATACTAACGGAAGTGCAACAGCTTATAATACTAGTTCTGATTATAGATTAAAAGAAAATGTTGTTGATTTAACAGATGGAATAACTAGATTAAAAACTTTAAAAACTTATAGATTTAATTACAAAAATAATAGCTCATTAACAGTTGATGGTTTTCTTGCTCACGAAGTAACCGCAGTACCAGAAGCAATAACAGGAACAAAAGATCAAGTTGATAGTAATGGTAAAGCAATTTATCAGGGAATAGATCAATCAAAATTAGTTCCTTTACTTGTAGCTTCATTACAAGAAGCAATTGCTAAAATAGAAACATTAGAAACTAAAGTCGCTGCATTGGAGGCTGGTTAATGGCTATTATTGCTGGAGTTAAAGATTTTGATGTCACAAGACGTAGTGATTTTCCTATAAAACTTACTTTTAGAGATGGCAACAGCAATCTTATTGATCTGACAGGTTACACAGTTGATGCGGAAGTCTATAGTATTACTTCTGATGGCTTCAGAGATACAAAATATGCGGATTGGTCTATAACTTATACAAGTAGAACAGGTGGTGTTGTAGATATTGCTTTGACAGATACACAGACTGCAACTTTTAATAAACATGAATTAAAATATGATGTTCAATTAACACAACCAAATGGAGAGAAATTTCAATATTTAAGAGGTACACTATATATTAATGAGGGCTATTCAGAATGAGTACACCTAATAAAGTTGAAGTTAGTCAGGTTAATGAAGTAACCACTGTTGAAATTACAACGGCAGGGCCACAGGGTGTCGCAGGTGCTACTGGCCCCGCAGGTGAAGGTTCTGCAACAGTAGCCATAGGTACAGTAACTACAGGAAATGCTGGAACAAATGCAACCGTTACTAATGTTGGTAGTACAACAGCAGCTACATTAAATTTTACAATTCCAAGAGGTGATGCTGGTGCTGCTGGTAGTAATGGAAGTAATGGATCAGATGGTGCTGCCGCGACTATAGCGGTTGGATCAGTTAGCACTGGTGTGGCTGGTTCTTCGGCAACGGTTACTAATTCTGGATCGTCAAGTGCTGCTACTTTTGACTTTGCTATTCCTAGAGGTGCGACAGGTGCTACTGGCCCTGCTGGTAATGACGGAGCAGACGGAGCGATTTCTGATGGTGACAAGGGAGATATTGTTGTAAGCAATTCTGGTGCAACTTTTACTATTGATAATGATGTTGTTACTGCTGCTAAGTTAGCTGACACTTCTGTTAGTGCTGGTAGTTACACAAATACAAATATCACAGTTGATGCACAGGGAAGGATAACATCTGCTGCATCTGGTTCTGCTGGTGGAGTAACTTCAGTTACAGGTTCAACTCCTATAGTTTCTTCTGGTGGATCAACACCTGCTATTAGTATTTCAGCAGCTACAACATCTGCTGCTGGTTCAATGTCTGCCAGCGATAAAACAAAATTAGATGGTATAGAAAGTAATGCAACCGCAGATCAAACAGCTAGTGAGATAAGAACACTTGTAGAGTCAGCTACAGATTCTAATGTATTTACTGACGCAGATCATACAAAGTTAAATGCGATAGAAGCAAGTGCTACTGCTGACCAAACAGGTGCGGAGATAAAATCTTTATATGAAGGTGAAAGTGATACTAATGCTTTTAGCGATTCTGAGAAAACTAAGTTATCAGGTATAGAGAGTAACGCTACAGCAGATCAAACTGATGAAGAGATACAAGATATTGTGGGAGCTATGCTCACAGGTAATACTGAGTCAGGCATAACAGTAACTTATCAAGATGCAGATGGCACTATAGACTTTGCTGTGGCATCACAAACTGATGAAAATTTTACAACAGCAGATCATACAAAACTTGATGGTATTGAAGCTTCTGCTACTGCTGATCAGACAAACGCAGAGATAAAGACAGCTTATGAAGCCAACTCAGATACCAATGCCTTTACTGACGCTGAGAAAACTAAATTAACAGGTATAGAAACCAGTGCTACAGCAGATCAGACAGGAGCAGAAATTAAAACAGCATATGAAGCAGAATCTAATACCAATGCTTTTACGGATGCTGAGAAATCAAAACTTACTGCAATAGAAGCTAGTGCTGATGTCACAGATGCAACTAACGTAGATGCTGCTGGTGCGGTAATGAATACTGACGCTTCAACTGCTGCAATGGGTTTTGTTGTTGATGAAGATAACATGGCATCTAACAGTGCTACCAAAGTTCCAAGTCAACAATCAGTAAAAGCTTATGTTGATGCTAATAGTAGTGATACAACTTACACTGCTGGAACAGGTTTGAGTTTATCTGGTACTACTTTCAATGTCGATCAAATAGCACTTACTACTGTCCAAACAGCAGCAAATGAATCTGCACAGCTAGGTCTTACGACCCAAGAAGGAGATATTGTTGTCAGATCAGACCAGAATAAATCTTATGTAAGAAACAGTGGAACTGCTGGCACAATGGCAGATTTCACAGAATTATTAACGCCTACAGATCAAGTTTTATCTATTAATGGTAATACAGGAGCTATAACGGCTGCACAGATAGCAGCAGCAGTAGAAGCAGCTTCTGATTCTAATACTTTTACAGACGCAGACCATACAAAACTAAATGCAATAGAGAGTGGAGCGACTGCGGATCAAACTGCTACCGAGATAAAAACATCGTACGAAAGTAATAGTAATACAAATGCTTTTACAGATGCGGAGCAAACAAAACTATCAGGTGTTGAAGCATCAGCTACAGCCGATCAAACCGCAGCAGAGATTAGAACTTTAGTAGAAAGTGCCAGTGATAGTAATGTATTTACTGATGCTGACCATACAAAACTTAATGCTATCGAAGCTTCTGCAACCGCAGACCAAACTGGTGCTGAAATAAAAAGTTTATACGAGGGAGAAAGTGACACAAATGCATTTACTGACGCTGAAAAAACAAAGTTATCAGGAATAGAAACTTCAGCCACAGCAGATCAAACAAAGTCAGATATTGATGCTCTTGGTATTGCAGCTACAACCGCAGCTACACTTGCAACTGCTCGTAATATAGCTGGTGTGAGCTTTGATGGTTCGGCAAATATTTCTCTAAACAATAATGCTATTACTAACGGTGCTGGATATATTGATGGTTCAGCTTTAAATGCAGCTAATTTAAGTTCTGGAACGATACCAGATGCTAGATTCCCTGCTACATTACCAGCAGCTTCGGCAGCAAACTTAACATCAATACCAGCAGCTAATCTTACTGGTACACTACCAGCGATAAGTGGTGCAAACTTAACAAACTTACCAGGTGGTTTAGTTGGTAGTTCAAACGAAAAATTATTTGTTGAAGCAGAAAATCAAATGGACAACAGCTTTACTACAACAGCAAACTTTAACTATGTAGCAGCAAGTCCTATGACTATTGCTTCTAGTGCTACCCTTACAGTGAGTGCTAATTCTACTATGACGTTTGTTTAAAAGTGGATATATTTATAAATATGATTTACAATAGAAAAAACAGTTTTTAAATATGTCAAAAGTTATTGTTGACGAAATTCAAACTGATACCACGAATGGGAATGTAAGAGTTATTCCTAACGGTACTGGTGCTTTAGAAGTAAAAGGTGCTGGTGGTGATGATGCGATATTGCAATTAAACTGTTCTGCACAAAGTCATGGTGTAAAGCTTAAATCCCCTGCTCATAGTGCTGGTCAAAGCTATACAATGATCTTGCCAGACAATCAAGTAGCAGCAGATAAGTATTTAAAAGTTAAGAGCATTACAGGTAGTGGAGCCACAGCAGTAGGACAGTTGGAGTATGCAGATGTAGCTGGTGGTGGTGCTTATGATTTTGTAAGCAAAACTACAGTGTCTTCAAGTGTTTCTCAGGTAGATTTTAATCCTGCTGGTGGTTTAAGTGCTGGACAATATAAACTTGTAGGTAAAAAAGTTTTAAAAAGTCATTATGACGGTGAAATAGAAATTGCACCTTTTGTTAATGGAGGTACAAGTATTGTTTATAGTGGTTGGAGATATATCCTTCATAAGTATGGTTCTGCTCAAGGCTATGCTACAGCTATGACACAATTCGTAAATTACAATAAAATTACACTTGATCCTAATTATCAAGAAGGTATTGACAGTTCAAATATTGGTCATGAAACTTTTGAAATGGAATTTAGCACAGATTATAATAGTTGGTTCAAAGCAACTTCTGTTGGTACTGGAAATCAACAGGAATACGTAGATGTATATGGACATTTATCTAAAGATAATTTTCCTTATGCAAGTAATAAACTTACTGGATTAAGATTTACTTTAGCTAATAGTCGAACTATTGATACAGGTAGTGTTTTTATTCTTTTTAAACTAAAAGAAAGCTAATGAAAAAAATTGTTAATGGTGTTGTATCTAAAATGACTGATGCGGAAATCGCAGAATACAACGCAAATCAACCAACAGAATCAGAGATTCTTGCTAAAAAATGGCAAGATGTACGAACACATAGAAATTATTTATTAGCAGATTGTGATTGGAGAGCTTTTAGTGACCTTACTTTAGCTGACGAATGGAAAACCTATCGTCAAGCATTAAGGGATGTACCTACACAATCAGACCCTGATAACATCACTTGGCCCACAAAACCTAATTAAATTATTATGTCAACAATAAAAGTAGAAGAAATACAACATCCGTCCAACTCTAATAACGCAGTATCTATTGCATCAGATTCTAGTGTTAGCTTAAAACATAGTGGATCTGCAAAGCTGGCAACTTCATCTACAGGTGTAAATATAACTGGAACTTGCACAGCTACAACTCTTTCTGGATCATTAGCATCATCTAATTTAACAGGTGCTTTACCTGCTATTGACGGTTCAGCTTTAACTGGCGTTGGTGGTGGTTCCTTAGAGTTTATAAAAAAAATAAGCCCTTCTGCAAATACAACTTCAATAGTAGAAACAGGTCTTGCTTATGACAGTGTATATAGACTTGTTGTAAGACATTTAAAACTTGATTCAATGACTCGAGAGATACAATTTACTCCACACATGGACAACAGTTCAAGTAAGTTTGTTTATAACTATTCTAACGGTGTGGTCAGTTATAGTTTTGTATGTGATTATGGTGTTGGTTATGTTACTCGAGATAGTTACTGGGTATTTGAAACTGGTGGTTATGAATCTCAGTATTATGGAGGTCATATAGATTTTGGTACAACTGAACGACCTTGGATTGAAGGAACTCTACGGGGTAATACTCACAGATCTTTCTCTATTATGAATGGCAGAAAAGCGCAACAAAATAATACTAACAATGACTCAAACCAAACAGGAACTTATGCAAAAATGAATGGATTTACTTTAGAGACTTATAATGGGTCGTATGATTTTAATCCTGATACTGAATTATTATTGTACAAATTTAAGGAGTCCTAATGAACAAATTAGTAAATGGTCAACTTATATCTCTAACTGCTGAAGAAATAGCAGAAGTAGAAGCTAAAAGGGCTGCTGCACCTTCAGAAACAGATATTAAATGGATTCAAGTAAGGAATGAAAGAAATCGTTTATTGTCAGAAACAGATTGGGTGGCTGCAAGAGCATCTGAAACAGGAGTTGCTGTAAGTAATGAGTGGAAGACTTATCGTCAAGCCTTAAGAGATGTACCAACTCAATCCGACCCAGGTAATATTACATGGCCAACAAAACCAAGTTAAGAGGACAAATTATGAAATTAATAGTAAAATCAAACTAAAGCAGTAAATTATTATGTCAAGAATAAAAGTAGATGATATACGGTCTAGGCAAAATAGCACCCATGATGCAATATCGCTTGCTGCTGATTCTAGTGTTGCCTTAAAACATAGCGGATCTGCAAAGCTTGCAACTACAGCTACAGGTATTACTGCAACAGGTGGTACGTTTACAGGCTCTGTTGTTTTTGAAGATGCAATAAATGAAAATGTATTTGCTATAACTGACGCTTCTTCTGTTGCCTTAGATCCTGATAATGGAATGGTACAAACTTGGACATTAGGAGCAAATAGAACTGCAACCGATAGTTTAACTACAGGTCAATCAATGCTACTCATAGTAACAGCAACTGGTTCTAGTTACACTTTGACATGGCCTACTATGACATGGAGAGGTGGCTCTGCTCCAGACTTAGGTGGTGCAACTCCCACCGCAATAGAATTATTTAAAG